CGTAAGGTCCCGTCGGGCAACCAGATCGTAATTGAAGACACGATCACAGTGGTTGCAGCGACGAAAGATTCCGCTGGTGCAGTTCTTGCATCACGGGACTCAATTAGTGTCACCATTCGGCGCCCTTCTACGGGCACCGCTGCTGACATTACCGCTCTATTGGCCATCTTCCGCGACGTAATTGCGGGCGATGAATTCGCCAATGTTGTTAATACTCAAGAATTCTTGGTTTAACACCAAGGTGCCTAAAGTATTACGGCAAGAAGGGTTCGCGACGCTGGCTCTGCTGATTTTTATCTCAGCAACCAGCTTTTGCGCCCTTCAAGGAGTAGGGCCTCTCTGTCAAGCTACGGTATGCGAAACTGCTACCGTTGAAATCGGGACGACTTTTCCATCGTCAACTCGATCACTTGATATTGAGGCTCTGTGGTAAGTAAATTGAGATAGGAGATCCGCGATGGACTTCCAAAAGTTTGCATACGACGCGTGTCGATGCTTTCTTCAGGACCGAAAGGGCTTGATCCTTGAGGTTGATCGGATGCGCATCCTTGGATGGGTGCGCGCTCGTGATATCGCCAAGTTGAGCTCTTGTAGTGACCATTTTCCGCAAGCTTTTGCAGATGTGGAACTAAATCGAGTTACCCGGCAGGTGTCTGCATTTTTTAAAAAGAATGCCGCCTTTACCGACGACGAACTTTGTGACAAAGCAGCCGAATCTACCTTTTTGAAAGGAGAGCGGTTATGCCGGATCACGAATCGACGTCTGGATCACTTCTACGCACACCCTCATCGCATTGATGAGGAACTGCAAGCTGCGATCCGTCGGGCCGAAGATATTGTTACTGATGTCTTAGGCGATTTCGAGGACTTTTTGGGCGATCTGCCCAAATTAGTCCGCGTCACTCCAGGAGCGACTTCAACCCGACCACGAAAGAAGGCTCTACCTTATTTAAAGATAGGGAAACGCCATATTCCGTGTTCAGCTTCTGCACAGCCTTATATCACAGCCTTAGCCCGTTTTTTTGGGTATGGGGACGTGACGTTCGAAAATGCAGAGACTAATCG